CGCAGGGTGTATATGTAGGAAACAAGCCTGTTTACCTACTGTAAAAATAGCTTTATATCTGGTTAATGATAAAGGAATCGTCCTCTTATTTTAAAACCATAACATCCCTTATCGAATAAGGGAATAAGTTTGCACAAAGAATGATGGTGCATTGACATACCAAGTGAGATTGAAATCCTCACCAGTAGCGACATATTGGAAAATTTCCAAGTCGCCATCTGCTTGTCGATTACCATCATAAATATCAAGATGATGCGTCTGATCAGGATACTGTTCCGCAGTAACAATAGTTGAAGCGTCTTCGAACTTCTTATCGCTATAATAAGGAAGTTCAACTTCAATTGCGGGATGTTGACGGGAAGTAAAAGCACTTCCATTGTGTCCTGTCTCTTGCACCTCTGCATGTGCAGCATGCTTGTTTGCTGTTGCTGAGTCTAGTACAGATTCGGCGGAACCAAACGATGGTAAGTGCCCAGTTTGCCCACGAGATACTATCATGGCTGTCGGTGTGGTATTGCTGTAATACCCAAGCATGTATTTATAGCGGATTCCTCCTCTTCGCGCAGCGTACGCAGGAGTAATCCAATTGAGCAATGTTCTACCAGCTATGTTATAATTCACTGCATTCAGCCCGAATGGACGAGCTTGCTGATACATACCTTGTGTTTGGGCACGTCCATTATACATAGGAAAATTAGGTAAATTCAATCGATATCTGACCGATCTACCGGTATTGGTATCAGTATGATTTCTTGCGAAAACATTACTCAAGTTGTAGCGTTTAAACATATCACGGAAAGAATCAAAAGTTTCGCCGTGATATACCAAAGACAAAGCATCAGGTTTACTGGATTCTCCGATGGGTTCTAACATTTCTGAACCATCGTGACCAGGTTTAGATGCCTGAGCAGCTTTAGTATTATTTAATATGCCACTTTGTGATACGGCACTGTCGATAATACCGCTTTGTGACCAAGGTCCGTTCGCTTCAGTTGTGGTATGTGTAAAGCTACCACCAAACGCTGTCTTTTTAATCATAAAATCGTCTGGAACAGCTACTTCATAATCTTCAGCCCCACTAATGAAAGTGAGGATGCGAACACTATTTGTCAAATCTTCGTCTGGACCAGTAAGTTCATTAAGAACATAAATACGCAATTGTCCATTTGAATTTTCAGATTGGTCAATAGGGAGGGACGAAAACTGACCGATACCTTGGTCCGTTGGTGCGGAAGGTACTTTCGCCCATGACTTCTGTTGAAACCAGTGAATTGGTAAAGTGAAGTCTTTAGTTTCCTCCAAATCAATGACACGAGAAAAAGTAGTATTTGTATCAGGAATTGTAGTACCGACAAATCCTCTAGGGTCATAAACTAACAAAAGTCTGCCCCTGTGGAGATCACTACAATTAATTTGGAAACGATAATTGATACCACCACGCCAGTATTTAAACGGAAATGTAGCATGAGCTAAGGGGGTCTGTACCCATTCAATTCCATAATCGGCAGTCCCGTCATTACGTTGTTGACAATGACATGGATTCACATTGATAGTTCCAATTAAGGAATTCTCATTTGTAGTGGCACTCCAAGTAAAGTATGTCAATAAACTCGACTTGGAAGTAATTGCTTTGATTGACATTTCATCATCTAAACGTGCTCCAGTCACATTATGATCTACTGTCAATTCTTGTTTAGGATCGTATGTTAACTTTTCTACAGCCTCATCTATGGAACTAGTAGCTAACATGCCATGCATCTGATGTTTATAACGTTCAATCGGAGATACATTCATTGGACGTGAGAAACCCCACAATTCCGCTAATGATCCTATTCCCGCAGCCGCCATGCTAGTAGCGGTCGCGTAAGGTCCAATTTCTGGTACAGTGCTCAGCTTTCCAGCCCATCTAGCAATGGCTTTGGCTGGTCTAGAAATAATACCTTTCCCATATTCGTCTTTTCCCAATTGTCCAGACTGTGAGAGAACACCACGAGTAGTAGGTCCTGCTAATTGTACATCCGACATCCACGCCATAACAGTGATGTTAATCTGGCGTTGATCTCCAGCACCAATAGCTCTATCGAGCGGTGCCAAGGAGAGCATACTAATTGCCCCCATATCCAAAATATCCGTAGCATCAATAAGATCGAGATAATTTTTACTGTGGAAGAAGGGTAGTGTCAACTCACCACCCTGACTATTAGTAGGATTAATAATCAAATGTTGTCTCTGGCTCAAAAGGGTAGCCCGTTGGAAATAGTCACTAATCAAATTGCTATTTCCTTGCACAAAATCAAAACCTGCACCTCTTGGTTTGTACCCACAAATAATGTTTCCAAAATAAAAAGGACCGCCGTTAATTAAAAATTTGACGTGCATAGTTCCTCTTATTAGTGAGTAATTTTGAAGTTTGTTTATGACAACTGAATTAGACAGAAAGTCATGCCATGGATTAAAAGATACATCCATGTAAAACCCATTGGTGAGGTTGTGTGAACCAATACGCAAAGGACGAGACAAAAACTCTCCTAACTCTGTATTCTTCACTGATGCTTGCAGCCTAGTGCTATCTACGACTGTAGCAATATCCACCTTAACTTGATCGATGTCAGTTTGAAACTCCATAGTTTGTTCAACTTCTGACTCC